TACGTTAGCCGAATGATCCGAAGTCGACCAAACAAACACTCCTTCTCTGCCACTCTCTTCCAAGAAGCGAGTAGAATTGAGAAGCATATCTTCCAAACTAGCGAGAACGGTTCGAGTAGCGACATTAACTATCGCCAATGAATTGAGGCTGTCAAGGGTAACGACAGGATTGAATGGGTCCTCGTCTTGTATCTCTCCTGAAGCTAAGACGATATATACCCGGATATCACCAGTATAGGCATAATAAATCGCAGGAAGCGCAGCCCCTGCGTCAACGGTATATGGATTTGCTATAGGAACACTGCAGGCAGGATCAGTAAAAAGGCTGATCTTAGTCGTGGTTCCTGCTTGATAGACGTAAACAGATGCTCCATCGGAGATGCCGTTCAGGTCTAGAATACGGTTAGGGATATATACCAGTCGCATCAAGGGTCTTTCTATACTAATACAAAAGTATAGGGAGGGGCCGTTAGACCCCTCCCATTACTATTACGCACCGTTGAGTCGGCAAATCCGACGACGATCACGGACGTTAGCCGTGAGTGCGACGTCAAATCGAACCCTGTGTTCACCAGTGCTAAAGGTGCTATCCTGCCACATACGAATGGACAGAGGCACCTGAGTCAGCGACTTCCTCATCGCAGTCCCCGAAGCAGGGAGAATGAGGTCGGCGGTGTTCACAACAATCGCCTCCTTCTGGATAATTGCACGAGGCTTGTGAGCCAGCGATGCAGCACCCAAGAAGGTGATTACGGCGTTATCAGCCGGGGCCGCAGCCACGGTCGCATGGGCCGTGTTAGAACCACCACTAGGAATGATGATTGCCGGGAAGATGCGGAGAGCCGCAATCGCGCCCGCACCATCTGCGGTGGCATCACCCACGACACGGAACTGCTGAAGACGGCCAAGGCTCGCCTGCAAGCGGTTGTCGTAAGCGTTTACACCCGCGATAGTGAAAACCTCACCATCCTTGATCGTGCCACCGGCACCAAAACCGTCAGCAGCAATCGTCTGCGTCATATACTGACCCGGAGCACCCGAGACAGCCACAGCCGAATAGCTGACGTTCTGAGCCGCACCATTCACCGCACCGTTTGTGCGAGTCCCGTTAGTCATCGTAGCAAGCTGCTGCGTGAACATAGTCGGGAGACCAGCAACCTCACCCGTGAAGCCCTTGCGGAACGTCTGGGTGCTGAGGCTATCGGTGGCAGCAAAAGCTACAACGGCGGTGCCGAGAGCCTGCTTGTCGGCATAACTCAGAACCATGCGAAGGTCTGAGTCGTCTACGCCCTCATCCTTTAGGCGAGTATACGCCGTCAGGACGTCAGCGTAAGTTCCGACGTTATTACCAGCCGTGCCGGTATGGTTGTTACCCGCAAGCACAGCAGTTGAAAGCACATAGGCATCAATCTGCTCTGCAAGCTGAGTAGAGGCATTCTTTAGAGCCGTAGACTCACGGGCTTCCCCGATGTCACGGATTTTGACGAAATCGGCCCAACCCATAGATGCACCGAACGTCTTGTTCACAACAAACTGTTCGGAACCGAATACGGAGTCTTGAACGCCCGCAGTCAAATCGGCGACACCGCTGGTCGTCTGGGTGACGACATAACGGGGACCGACCTGCTCGGAGACCTTCAGGCCGTTACGGTCATCCATCTCAGAGTCATACTGCCGCCAAGTCACAACGTCTTTGGCAAGCAGGTTATTCTGAAACGTGGCCGCGAAGGCATTAAGAACCAACTTCTGTTGGTCAACAGTAGTAGTAGCCATTATATTCCCTTTCTTGAGTAGGCTACGCCTTCGCGAGAATTATCAAGACGGTTTTGCCAAGCTTGGCAATTTACCGTTTCTTAAAAAATACTCTCTCGAAGGCATCCAGATCATCGGTGTCTGGACTGACGGTAAACTGACCGCCTCTACCACGAGCCCTCTCTTCAGGGGGCTTCGGGGCATCAGACACCCTCTTGTTGCGCTTCTCTTCTTGCGGAGCCTTCTGAAGCTTGGCTTCAAGTCGACCAATCGCGAGTGTTGCAGCTACGGCACCAGAGGAAACGATTTTCTGGGCCTCGCCGATATTTTGAGAGAGGTAATTCATAATTTCAGGGCCGTTCTCGCACGACATAACCGTAGCTGCGAGATAGTCACCGTAGGCTGGATCGACGCCGTCGAAAGCTACCGCCAATTCCCTGATGTTCTCACGGATATCTGGTATTTCTTCTTCGGCTTTCTCAACCTTTTCCTGCCAACTAGTAAGTAAATGCTGTTGGGCAGCGGCTCGTTCAGCAACTTGCCTTTCCTCTACTTCCTTCTCCTTAATGACGCGGTTCTCCTCGGCAATCGTGAACTTTGTAAGATCACGAATGTAATGAGGATCAAACTCACCGAGCGGATAAACCGACTCGCCTTTGTCGTCTACTGCGTCAGGATTAGGGGCATTATCAGGCAAACGGTCACGGAGCGGAGTAGGCTCGTCTTGTTTTACCTCGGGTTTACGGGCTTCCAGTGCTTCCAATCTCCGAATAGCGTCTGCCTCGCGGCGTTCGGCTTCTCGTGCTTTGGCTGTTAGCTCGTCAATGCGTTCCTGAAAAGACTTTCGGTTCTTCTTAGACTTCGGTTCCGGTTTATCTTCCGGCTCCTCGTCTTCGTCTTCACCTTCATCCTCCGTCTCTGCAGAGGCATCTGTATCTTCATCAGTTGCGAGGGCATCGTCCTCGTTCTCAGCGACCTCTTCGTCATCAACGACTTCTTCTACCTCGGCTGCTTCCTCAGAAGGCTCAGGCTTTCGGTCATAAAAGGCGTTCTCAAAACTTTCGAGATCATCCATATCGACAAGATTACTGTTGTCGTCAGAGGGTTGTTCACCCATGTTGCGTCCTTTCAGAACGTCCCCGTGGCGGGTTAATCAGCGGATGGGGTTGACTTCGCGCTGCCCGATGTCGCTTTAGCCTTAACGGCTTCTGCTTTTACTTTACGATCTTCTGCCGCATCTTCTCTGTCTGCGGTCTTATCTTCTGTTGCCTGAACACGGTCATGAATATCCATGACTTTGCTATGCGTGGCATTTTCCATTTCGGCATCAAACTCAAGCTGTCTGATCTCATGTTCCTTGTCGATCTTTGCAATCGCGGCAAGGGCAGTCAGGCGCTCGGTCTCGGCACGGAACTCGTCAATGACAATCTTCTTCGCCTCAATCTCAGCCTTAACCTTTAGAGTAAGGTTCTCCTTCTGAAGCTTATCGAGTTCGGCTTGTGCGTTTTGCAGCCCTTCTTGAGCCATAGCTTGCTGTTGCATAATAGCCTGCATGTCAGGCCCGCCCGGACCCATTTCAGCCTTCTCCTTATCGGAGAGGAACTGAGGCGGAACAGTCTTACGAAGACGTTCAGAGAGTTCTTCAGCACCCGGCCAATCCTGAGCCTTAACGACGAGATCGCCTGCGATCTGCATGATCTCGGGATAGACCTGAACAGCCTCCATCATAGCCTCGGCGGCTTCGACTCTCCGAGTGGTGTAGCTGGCACCAGTTGTAATGGCTACGTCATACTTACCGACTGCGATATTCGGAGACGAAGGATCGTTGTCGTCGTTGATATTGACGAGCTTCACTGACTCGTCTTCGCCAATGACACGGACGATACGGGTGCCGTCGTAAATCTGACCAATCAACTGATTGATTACGTCACCGGCTTCCAGAACAGAGGCATTACCGTTATCGTAATACGTCAAGGAAGCGACATCACCCTCACGTTGACGGGCCATAATAGCCCGGCCAGAGGTTTCATTAGATTTGATGCCTAGGGATGCGTCATGAATGCCGGTGACGTCCTTGATATCCTGTGAGTTGATTTGCGCCTCATTAAGGAGCGCAGTCTGCATAATAGGAGGATCAACCCTCTCAGGCGGAGCCTCTGCTCCGTCATTATACGTCAGCAGCGGATCACGCGAAAGGTGAGCCCTACGGAACTGTTCCTCTCTACCCTCGACAGCAGACTCGGGAGCAATCCACTGAGCCTTGGGGGCATAGCCTAGCTGCTCTGCAGCAGTCGAACGCCAGAAGTTACGGAGACGGACAACATCCTTGATGAACCGAACCAACCCATAGCGGATGCGACGATCTCCCATGGAGACGGTGCGACCCGACATTCTGATAATAGGAAGACGATCTAGCTTCCACTCATACGGACCAGACAGGATTTTGAAACCTGTGACAAGATGCATCTGGGCGTATCGGCAAGGAGCCGTTCTAGAACGAATGGGCCTGCCGTGCCTCTCGATATACTTGTCTAGGTCTTCTGGATCAGACTCTTCCTCGAAGGTATAAATGGCACCGTCTTCGAACATCATGAGCAGCTTCTTCCGCTCAATCATTCGCCAGTGTTCGGTGACTCGGGCGATGTTATCATCAATCCAGCCCGTGGCCGTGAGTTCGCGCTTCTCCTTAGAAGAGAGCGTCGAAGGATCAGCCGTAGGCCAATGCTTCTTAAATTCCTTGAGGGGGAGGATGTCATCGACAAAGCAATGGGTGGCGTCTCTGCCAGTAGGGTCAATACTCAGTCGGTCCCATACCACGGAAAGGGCGTCATCAATAGGAGAGATAGCGATTTCTTGGTCGAAGACGTCTTCGGATGCGTATTGGACGGCAACCCTAAAGGCTCCGTCTCCGCACTGGATCATGGACTCGAAGGCGTCGTTATAAACTCGAGGGGCACGAGACCTAGTCTCAATGCTCCTGATTAGATCGGAACGGATATCGGCAACGGCCTTGTCGCCGTTCTCAGCCGGTATGACCTTGACGGCGACTCTATTCTCCCGCCAGTCACCTACGAGTTGGGCAGTGAACTGCGGGATTGTGTTAATAGTAAGACAGGGAAGACCTGTCCGCTGCTGAAGAACAATTGGGTCCCACTGCTCACCGGCTACAAACTTCTTGTCCTCCATGGCGGCACGACGGTTCTCGTCATCAGCCTGAAGATCAAGTGAATAAGTCTCGCGGACGTCTTGAAGATAGTCCTCTGCCGAGTCAAAGCCTTCGGGAACGTAAGACTTCTTCGGCTTAGTCGGCTTCTCCTCGGGGAGAATGAGATTAGAGACTTCAGTGACTTCCACTACACCATCCAGATATTCGGGTTGTCGACGCCTTTGCGACGGATTGAGATAGGATTATTAAACCCTTCTTCGGCCGCACTCTCGGTCTTAGGACGTCGCCTAGAAACTAACTTATCAAAGATACTTGTAAGACCCCATACGAGGGCGTCTACCCTATCGGGTGAGGTCTCGTCGCGGGGCATGTCATGGGAGAACAGACACATCTGGTCTTCGAGTTTATCGAACCTCCCGACGTGATGAACTCTTCCCTGTTCATACAAAGAAGAGATCGGTTCAGCCCTAACTACCTTCCCTCGTGAGGCATGGACGAGTGTGACAGGGACGCTACGATCAATTGATTTGATAACGGCTTCAACCATCTCTCCGCCGTTATTCTTCTCGGCGACTATCCTATCCGCGTCAAACTCCCGGTAGGCTCGAACAGCCGTTCTGGCCCATTCCTCAGGAGTTCCTCTAAGCGAACGATCCGTGAGGACGTATCCATTTGTAACACCATCGGCATTAACAGCCGCTCCAACGACGACGACTCCTGTCTCGTCAGCTTCCTCCCCGCTAGATGCCGCAGGATCGACTGCAACGATGACACGGGTGAGGTCTTTGGGTGCTTCCTTGACACGGGCGTTATCAATTATCTCTCTGTTCCAAAGCGCACCCGGAATATCTTCAAGAACCTCTCCTTCAAGCTCTTGCCTTCCGATGCGGGTTCCGCCGTATCGTTCTTCAATCTGTCTGAGGAACGGTGCAGCAAGATTAGATGCGTTGTCGAAGGTTCTTCCTCGTGTGACGACACAGTCATGATCGGCCATGAGCTTCCGAACAACAGGAATAGGCCGAGGCGTTGTCGTAACGATCTGCCGGGGATGATCGCCAAGACGGAGTCCGAACTGTAGTTGGTCCCATGTCTCGGAGGCGTAACGCCACTTGGCCAACTCATCACACCATGCCGCGTCAAACTGAGGTCCGCGCAACTGGTCGGGCTCAACCGCATTAAAAAGAGTCGCCGACGCTCCATTGGGCCAAGTCACCCGACGTTTACTGGGTTCATAGATAGGTCTAAAGTCCTTGGGATGACAGGCGAGGAGTCCGGCAGGACCTTCAACCATGACGTCTCGCGCATCCGGGGCCGTCTCAGCCACAAGGGCTATCTTCGAGCAGCGACCGGCGGAGAGGGGCGTGTCGCCGCAGACCCATTTTCTGATAGTCTCAGCCCCGGTGCGCGTCTTGCCAAACCCACGTCCGGCAAGGATCAGCCAAGTCGTCCAATCACCTTCAGGCTCAAGCTGATTAGGCCGAGCCCAGAACTCCCAGTTATATCGTAGAGAAGCAAGGGCTTCGGGTGAGA